CATTGGGTGCTACCAAAATACAACCCAGCATATTGGGCATATCGCAAAGGGATCAAGCAATGTGTGAAAGATTCCATCAATTACGCTGATGCAGTCATCACCACAACTCCAGCACTTGCCAAACAAATTCGCTTGATCAATGAGAATGTTGTGATAGCATCCAACTGTCTTGACTACACACACAAACAATGGGAAGCAGAACCGATGGAACGCACCGACAAAGTGAAGGTCGGATGGGTTGGTGGAGTTACACACGAGGAGGACTTGAAGTTGATTGCCGACCAAATTAAAGGACTTGACATTGAGTTCTACATCTGCGGTTATACACCCGGAGAGATTTGGAATCGCATCGCCAAGAGTATGCCTGATGCAAAGATAGTTGAAGGAACAAGCGTGTTTGAATATGGCGAGGTGTATCGTCACTTTGACTTTGTGGTTGCACCTTTGCAAGACAACAAGTTCAACAACTGCAAATCTGAGCTGAAGATAGTGGAAGCGAGTGCCTACAAAAAGCCAATCATTTGTTCTGCGGTGTATCCCTACTTGTACCATCAAGCAAATGACGGGGTGTTGTTGGTAACTCAAAACGATTGGAGGACTGCGATTCAAAAGATGATTGATGTTGGTCATTCAGTTCGCCAGTCAATGGGCGTGAGCAATTACGACTACTGCCAAAAGCATCACAACCTTGAACTCCACAACCTAACCCGATTGCAGTTATACAAATCGTTGTGCAAATAAACTACACACGACCATATCTAACCAACTACCAAAAAGACATCCTTGACTGCGATGCCCGTTTCACGATTACGGCTGCATCAACCAAGACAGGCAAGACCGCATCACATATCATTTGGCTCTTTGAACAAGCACTCCAATGCAAGGATGGTCAGTCGGTATGGTGGGTTGCACCAGTATACCAACAAGCGGAGATTGCATTCCGAAGGATGAAGAACCAAGTCACGGACAAGAACTTCTTCTTGAGCAACGAAACAAAACTATTGTTGACTTTGCCAACTGGTGCAAGGATTGAATTTAAGTCAGGAGAGAAACCCGACAACCTTTATGGAGATGATGTCTATGCTGCCGTGATTGATGAAGCGTCAAGGATGCGTGAGGAATCGTGGTATGCACTCCGTTCAACGCTGACCGCAACACAAGGCAAATGCAAACTGATTGGGAATGTCAAAGGCAAAAAGAATTGGTTCTACAAATTAGGGGAACGAGCAAGGCAAGGAGAAGCGGAATACAAGTATTTCAAAATTACGGCATACGATGCAGCGAGAGAAGGCATCATCTCGGAGAAAGAGATTGAACAAGCAAAGCGTGATCTACCTGATTATGTATTCCGTGAACTTTACCTTGCAGAACCAGCTGATGACAAATCAAATCCGTTCGGCTTGGATGCAATCCGCAAATGTTACCGACCAATTTCATCAATGCCCGTTGTTGCTTGGGGAGTGGATTTGGCAAAGTATTCGGACTATACGGTTATTATTGGTATGGATGCGAATAATTGCGTATCATACTGCGAACGATTCCAAGCGGATTGGTCAGTCACTCAAGCGAGGATTGTCAAACTTATTGGCAACACACCATCGTTTGTGGATAGCACCGGTGTTGGAGATCCTATCGTTGAACAACTTCAGCGACTTTGTCAAAGAGTCAAGGGATTCAAGTTCACAAGCCAAAGCAAACAACAGTTGATTGAAGGACTTGTGATGTCGGTGCAACAAACCGATGTATTCTTTCCTGAAGAACCGATTGGAAGTGAGATGGAGAACTTTGAATTTGAGTACACAAGAACGGGTGTGCGTTATACTGCACCACCCGGACTACACGATGACTGTGTGATGGCTCTTGCACTTGCCGTTGATTGCAAAGCTCACAATAGACCGGGAACATTTTATTTTGCATAATATGAATTGGAAAAACATAACCATCCACCAACTACAAGAGATTCACTCTTGTCGTGATATGTCTGACCTTGAAAGGCAGATGAACATCCTTGCCATCGCTTTGAATCTTTCAATGGATGAGGTCGAATCAATGACATTGGACAAGCTCACAACCGAGTTTGCAAAGTTGTCGTTCTTGAATGACCTACCAAAAGCACCGATCCAGTTTATGTTCAAACTTCGTGGTCGTTATTTCAAGTTAGCCAAAACACCAAACGAGATGTGTGGTCACCACTTCATCGAACTCCAGCAAGTATTCAACGGGGATGTGATTGAATCGCTGAATAAGATTGTTGCGTTGCTATCGGTTGAGGTTGATTTCTTTGGAAGGAACAAGAAGGTCGTTGATGCTCAAGCACACTATGAGGACAAGTGTTCGTTGATGATGCACTTGCCCGTTCCACTTCCGTACACCTATGCTCTTTTTTTTTTGGAAGTTTATCCCGAATTATTGAAAAATATCCTTTGCTCTTTGAAGGAGGAGATGAAGGATATGACGGAGCAGTTGACCAATCGCCAATAGTTTGGCTGGAGATAGTTGACAAGATTGTCAAAGGTGATCGCACCAAATGGGACTTCATTCTTGATATGCCATTGATTGAGTTCTTGAATGCGATGGCGTTCTACAAAGCCAAGACCAAAGAACGGCAGAAACGATTGGAGGATGCAGCCGGGAAAGGATTCAATCCGTACATCGTGGCTTGTCTGAACGAGATGTTGTGATACCGAGCGGTATAATACCAAGCAGTATCAATTGCGATGCACTTAATTATCCCAATCGGTAACAAATTTGTGGCAGTATTTGTTACAAATTGCCAATTTATAGGATTAGTGGCAAATGTTGGTTGTCAAATTTTTCCACTATACTCGGTAATTACCTGAATAACTGCATGAAATTTTCCAGTATATTCATTCTTAAAAGTCATTTGTTGCGATAAGTATTGGGAATCACTACTGATTGCAAAGTATTTATGTCTGATTTGTCCATCATAACTATACGCATTCGGGTATAATGTGGCATAAAACACCCAAAACTATATGCTTTCGGGTACTATAACACACATTATTGTGCAATTATTGTGCAATCAATTAACTAATATATTGGTCAATGTGGTGCAAAATGGGTGCAATTAACCATTATAAAGTGCAAAGATGAGCTTCATTTGAAAAATGGGTGCATTTGGAACGCAACGACTTATCCGCTATTTTTCATCGTGGCTCTATCAATCACCCAACAACCCGATTCGTATCATCCCGCATTCAATGACACAAACTTTGTCATCACGGAATCAAGCGGTGGTATCTACACGAAAGACAATTTCAAGTTTATCGCCAATGTAAAAGTTGCAACGACATCAATTGCAAAACTAAAAGCACCCATCTACTTTGGAAGTACAAACAAAGGCGTGTTCAACATTGGTCGCATAATGGAAAGTTATGTCAGCAACAATTGGTCGTTCACGGATACATCACCAAGCGGTTGTGTGGATTCCTTCAGCGATTACGAAGTGGAGTTTGGGTATGAGTATTCACCATCAGCAACGGGAACAATCACGGAGTATCTTGACTTGACTTCGGCAACTGGAACTGTTTGGAATGCTGCCTTGAATCCGTTTGATTTGGTGACTTACGCACAAGCTCAATATCTTGCCACATCATCATCAGCAAAGTTCTTGACAAATGTCAGAACGAGATACATCCATCGCACTCAAAAGGATTGGTTGTATGCTTTGAAAGGGGATGCCACAAGCGTTGTAATTACCTACTCCGATGCAAGTACCCAAACATTTACATTGCCTTCGTCTAAGGTCGTTAGAATACCCGTAGGAAGCCAATTGACAATACCCGGTGGTGCGACCTTCTTTGATGTCGTGTTGAAACTCGGTGGAACTGCCAAGTCAGAAACCTATCGCATCAACATAAAAGACGAGTGCAGTAAATACGAAACAACGGACATCTTCTTTATGAACCGATTGGGAGGATTTGATTCCTTCCGTTTCAATATGGTTCGCAGAGATACATTCGAGGTGGAGAGAAAGCAATTCCAATCCAATCCGTACTCACTCGGTGCGACATACGGTTATG